AGATGGTACAGATGGTGTAGATGGTACAGATGGTGTAGATGGTACAGATGGTGTAGATGGTGTAGATGGTACTCCGGGTCAAGACGGAGCTGATGGAGCTGATGGAGCTGACGGTGCTGACGGCAGAGATGGAACAGACGGTGATCGCGGAGAGCAAGGCGAACAGGGTGAACAGGGACCAAGAGGCGAGCCGGGTCGTGACGCAGATCCAGAAGCAATTCGGGGTGTTGTTGAAAGCGTTTTAGAAAATACTCCTTTTGCTACACCCGAAGAAGTAGCTGAAGCGGTTGCTAGCGCAGGATACGCAACTCCAGCAGATATTGGAACTGCTCTTGCACAAGCAGGCTTTGCTACACCAGAGGATATTACTAGGGCCGTTGCTAGCGCAGGGTTTACTACGCCAGAAGACGTAGCTAGTGCGTTAGCGAACGCAGGTTATGTAACCCCTGAGCAGTTAGGCAGTGCGTTAGCGGCATCAGGTTTTGCTACTCCAGCAGATATTGAAAATGCTGTAGCTGGTGCTGGTTTTGCTACGCCAGAAGATATTAATCGAGCTTTGCAAGGCGCTGGCTTTGCTACGGCAGGAGAAGTTCAGGATGTAGAGGCTAGCCTTCAGAGTGCATTGGCGGCACAGGCCGCAGGTCAAGCTCGACAGCTAACAGATGCTGAGGCTAGATTGCTGTCACAGATTACCGGGGTAGAAGCCAGCACACTACGACAACTTTCTACTGTTGAAGGAGCTTTAAATACACGCCTTAACCAACTTGGTACTAACGTAGATACAGTTAAAAGTGAGTTAACAGCAACCATTGCGGCTGGACAGGCAGAGGCGGCAGATGAAAGACGCGGATTGCAACAGGCTCTTATTGCTGTGGGTGGTGATGTTACTAAGCTTGATGCAGATACTAAGGCTAGATTTGATGAGTTTGGCGAAGACGTTAATCAATTGTTTGCTGGTGTTAATGTAGACATTAATGCACTACAGGAAGGTCAGATTAGCCAAGCACAGGCACAGCAAGCGTTTGAAAGCAGTGTCGAGGGTCAGTTTGGTCAGATTGGCGGACAGATCGGCGGATTGATGTCGGATGTTGCCGGCCTTGGAACTCAAATAGGCGGCATTGGTGAAGGACTAGCAGGTCTTGGCGAGGGTGTTGCTGGGCTAGGTCAGGGTTTAGGTGCTGGATTAATGGGTCTTGCGGCACAACAAGCACTAATGCCAGGCCAGATAGCGGCGGCCACACCGATACAGCCTGTTGATTTTGACCCATTCCGTCAAGGCCTAACACGGCGTAAGCTTGCTCAACCACTACGAATGGGAATGTTTACTGGAGGCGCTAGAAACGCATGACATATCTAAACCTAATGAATAGCGTATTGCGTCGTCTTCGAGAAGAAGAGACTACATCCGTTACAAGCACGACTTACGTCAAGATGGTTGGCGACTTTATTAACGATGCAAAAACATTAGTTGGTCAAGCGGCTGACTGGTCTGCGCTACGTGAAACTATAACCATTTCTACAACTGCATCGGACAATACCTATTCGCTAACGGGTGGTAGCGATAACGTAAAAGTCATGTCGGTTTTAAACGACACCCAAAACTGCTACATGGAATACCAGTCTAAGGATTGGTTTAACGATGCGTTGTATATAGCCAATGCGGCAGAAGGTGCGCCTAAGTACTACACCTACAACGGTCTTGATTCTAGCGGTGACACCCAAGTGTTAGTTGGCCCTACGCCTGATGGTGTATACAGCTTACGTTTTGACGTGACTAAGCGACAGGTAGATCTTTCGGCTAACACTGATTCACTTCTCATTCCTGCTCAGCCGGTTATTCATTTGGCGGTAGCGTTACTTACAAGAGAGCGAGGAGAAACAGGCGGCACATCTACAGCAGAATACTTCCAAATTGCTAACCAGTATCTATCAGACGCAATAGCGATTGATGCGGCCAAGCACCCAGAAGAGATGTACTTTAGGACTATTTAATATGGCCCAAGAACTGCAAAGCATTAACCTTGTAGCCCCGGCGTTTAAAGGTGTTAACACCGAAGACTCGCCGCTGGCTCAAGACCCGTCGTTTGCTGAGATTGCAGACAATGCTGTGATTGATAAGCGCGGACGTATTGCCGCGCGTAAAGGCCACTCCGCGGTTACAACCAACAAGACTGTTCTTGGCTCTAGTTCACTGCGAGCAATCAAAGAGTTTAAGGATGACGCCGGCAACACTAAGATTTTTTCCGTAGGTAACAACAAGATTATTAGCGGCACAACTACACTGGTCGACGAAACTCCCGGCAGTTACACAATTAACGCTGATGATTGGAAGCTTGTGGATTTTAACGACAAGATTTATTTCTTTCAACGTGGGTTTCAACCTCTTGTCTATGACAACGCAAGCAATGCAGTAGCTACCTTAAGCTCTGTGTCTGGCGCTAACGGAATGACTAGCGCAAAGTACGGTAACGAAGTGTTGGCGGCTTACGGTAGGCTTTGGACGGCAGACTTTAGTACAGACAAATCTACTATTTACTGGTCTGATTTGCTTATAGGTCACGTATGGACCGGAGGCTCTAGCGGCAACATAGATATCTCTAAGGTATGGCCTGACGGATACGATGAGATTGTGGCTTTAGCGGCGCACAACAATGCGTTAATTATATTTGGTAAGCACAGCATTATTGTTTACGAAGGCGCTACGTCTCCTGCGTCAATGACCTTGACGGATACCGTCTCAGGAATTGGCTGTGTTAATAGGGATACAGTCCAGTACACAGGTACGGATGTGTTGTTTCTTTCGCACACAGGACTCAAAAGCTTTGGCAGAACAATACAAGAAAAATCAATGCCGATTAGTAGTCTGTCAGGCAACATTACCAAGGACATTATTGCGGCTTTGCAGAACGAGACTGAGTTCTTTAGGTCTATATACAGTCCAGAAGAAGGTTTTTATCTACTGACGTTTACAGGGCAGGATGTAACGTACTGTTTTGACGTACGTGGTACGTTAGAGAATGGCTCGTACCGCGTGACTCGATGGCCTTCTACTAGCTTTACAGCGTTTACAAGGCTTGATAATGGCACGTTACACATAGGCACTACAGCAGGCATTAGCACGTACACGGGTTACAGCGACAATGGATCTGGCTATCGTTTTAAATACTACAGTCCAAGTCTGACGTTTGGTGACAGCTCAAGGATTAAGATCCTCAAGAAGCTTAAGCCAACATTGGTTGGCGCTAACAACTCTGTGGTGTTTATGAAGTGGGCGTATGACTTTGATACCACATACGCTACGGCAGAGTTTACGGTAGGAACCCAGATCACGGGTTTCTACGGTGAGAGCGAATATACAACGGTTGAGTTTACAGGCGGACAGCTAACTAACCAGCGTAGTCTTAATACGACAGGATATGGAACTAGTGTTCAGGTAGGTCTTGAATCAGAAATTGATGGATCACCCTTATCACTACAAGAAATTAACGTAATGGCTTTGATAGGTAAGCTACTTTAACTAGGAGATAACAATGGTTGTGGCTACAAACAATATGACGATAGGATCTCCTAATGATCCATATAACATAGGCTCTGACGGGTTGCCTTCGGGTATTTTTAGCTCTGGCATTGGAACTCCTCAATTAGGGCAAACAAATTATTCATCAGAAAGCATTGATGATCTTATAAATAATATTGCCTCTCCTACGGGCTTTGGTCAAATTGCTGGCGGACTAGGCAATATATTTGGCGGATTAATGGGCGCGGGACAGTCTGTCCTTAACTCGCCTGATGCGCTTATGGGTCTTGCTGGAGGGCTTCTTACTAAAGAGTCGTATGACCGCCTTAGCGACATTGGATCGCAAGCTAAGCAAGAGGCTATGGGCCTTGCAGAGCGCGGACAAAGGGAGTCACAGTTTCGGCCATTTACTGTAACGACTCCTACCGGCGCTATGTTTACTTCTCGTATGGGTGGTCAGCCTAGTATGGGACAGCCTATGCCACAGCCTGTAGGCCAGCCATCAATGGCGTTGCCTCCGGGTATGGACGGACTAAACATAGAAATGAAAGATTTGCAAAGACAGTTAATGTCTATCCCAAGAAGCATTAGGGGTGGAAATAATGAATTTGGTCAAGACCCTAGACCCGCTATGGCATACGACCGCAGTTTTCAAGAGATAATGCCAAGAGCAACTCCTACAGAGCAACAGCTTGCCGATTTTAATCGCTACAGAGATATTATGACTCGTAAAGATGAATTCATGGAAAAACGTCGTCGCTTATCTCCACCTCAACCCGGTCTTCTTGACGCACCATTGACTAACGTTGAAGTACCTGTTGGACAGCTTGCTCAGCAACTTGGCATTGCTCAGCCACAGCCTACTACAGGCGGTCTTGAAGTAGGAATGACGTTATCACCGCAAGAGCAGGCCCTACAGCAACAGTTATTAAGTGGTGCCGGTGGGTTCTTTGGTCAAGCGGCTCAACCTACTCTGGATCGTGAACAGGCTGTATTCGAGCGTATAAGGGCCGCACAGCGCCCTGAAGAGCAACGGCAACGTCTAGCACTAGAAGAGCGTTTAGCGGCTCAGGGCCGATTAGGGACGTCCTCAGCGGCATACGGTGGCGCTACTCCTGAATTAATGGCTCAGCAGACGGCAATACAAGAGTCTCGAAATCAAGCTATGTTAAGTGCCATGCAACAAGCTCAAGCAGAACAAGCACAGCAGGCGACCCTTGGGCAGGCGTTCTTAGGATCGGGCTACCTGCCACAACAGGCATTGTTAGAAGCGGCTATGCCGGGAATCATGCAACAAGAACTAGCTCAGCAGGGACAGCAGTTTGGCACTGGCTTGTTTGCAGAAACAGGACTGTCAGGCATTGAGGCTCAGTTACTACAGGAGCAAGCGCGAGCCAATCTCCTTGGCGGTATAGGCGGCAACTTAATCTCAGGCATAATTAACCAACAGCGTGCGGCTACTGCGGCTCCTAGCAGTGGAGGCGGATCTAGTTTAGGCGGGCTGTTTGGAGATGTTATTGGTGGGCTTGGGGATGTAGGCTCAGGAATTAAAGATCTTTTAAGAATCGGAGGCTAATCATGGCTAAGTTTTCAGAAGCATTTTTGCAGTCAATGACACAGCCTGCATATCAAGAAGGGCTCTTTACTGCGGCTAAAAGCCTTGGCGGATTGCCTGGGCGAATTAGAGAAGAGCAAAGAAGCCAAGCTGAAATTCAAGAGTTTCGAGAAATGACTCCGGACCAGCAGTTTGATTTTTTAGAATTAAAAGCAAAAACGCCACAAGAAATCTTGCAAATTCAAGGAATGAGAACCGAAGCGGCACAAACAAAAATTAAAGCACAAGAAGCTATAGCTAAAGCAAAAAGAGAAGCGGCTAACGCTGATTGGCAAACATATACTAGAAACAAAACTTTAGAGGAGGATAGGAACAACAGTCTTGTTGATGGCGCATCTTTGTCTGCCGTAAATAGTGGCGACATTAATAATTATATAGCTCAGCTTCCAGCTGAAATATCGGATTCTTTAAAAGAAAGGATTAGGCAAGAGGCCGTTTCAATACAAAAATCAAAAGAAGCGGCTGGCTTAATAGCAACAGAAAAAACGCTTCCCCAAGAATACATTGAAGCACTACAAAACAATCCAAAGCTTGTAGATAATGCGGAAGCTCAAGAGCAGTTGCGGTTGTACAACAACCCTAAAAATCCTGGAGACAAAAAACGCGCGGCATTTGCTTTGCGCGCTTTGGTTGATGCGGAGGATAAACGCACTAGAGCTTTGTATAACTCTGATACCTACGCAAAAGATCGTGCGGGTGATGCTCTTCGATACCTTCAAAGCATGGAAAGTGAAGTGTATTTCTTTGAAAGTGAAGATTTACCAAGAGTTGTTCAAGGATTGGAGGGCGATAATCTTTTAGATTTTAAAAGAAAATTAGAGCTTGAGTACCGCAAAAATCCATCAGCA